CGGGTTTAGTTGGAAGTGACACTAACGAGTATGGAATTTCAGGGGAATTTAAATTACTTGCCCCTCACGATACAAGTTATACATACGCCACGACATTTGCACCTTTAATGACAGATGCAACAAATATCAAAATGGCAGACCCCGGAGAGACAGGCTCTAGCAATAATATCTTTGCCACTATGCATATGGTCGCCGCAGACGTAGATGCAATACAATTTAAATTTACTAGTGGCAATATTGAAAGTGGAGAAATCGTAATGTACGGTATATCTAACGGAACCTAGCTAACAACAAAAGGAGGCAGTAATGCCAAGATACCATAACATAAACGGGCAGTCTGTTCAGTTCTCTGCTGATGAAGAAACCGCCCGTGACGCTGAAGAAAAGGCATGGGCTGATGGTGCAGACACACGCGCTGCTGTACAGGTCCGTGAAGAACGTGATGCACTATTAGCTGCTACCGATTGGATGGGCAACAGTGATGTAACCATGTCTAGTGCATGGACTACTTATCGTGCAGCACTACGGGACGTACCAGCACAGAGTGGTTTCCCTAACAGTATTACGTGGCCCACTAAACCATCCTAAGGAGCAACCAATGGGATACAAACTAGGACTACGAAGTAAGCAGAACTTGTCTGGGGTACATCCCGATATGGTTGCTGTTGTTACAAGAGCATTAGAGATTAGTGAAAAGGACTTTAGTGTAACTGAGGGTGTTCGTAACATTGAACGTCAGCGTATGCTTAAGAGGACAGGTAAATCAACTACACTTAAGTCTCGTCATCTGACAGGACATGCAGTTGATGTTGTCCCTTACCCTGTATCGTGGGAGTGGGATGACTTCTACCCTATTGGTGATGCTATGAAGAAGGCAGCAAAGGAACTAGATATTAAGATTGTATGGGGTGGTGATTGGAAGAAGTTCCCTGATGGGCCACACTTTCAGCTAGACTGGAAAGCCTATCCCCTTGACTAGGGGGGAAGAAGACTGCTTCGTAATGGGTAAAAATATATCGGCAACACTACTGTTTGCCTTGGTTCTTCAAGCAGCAATGATAGTTTGGAGCATCTCTCAAATGAGGGCAGACGTAGATGCTAACTACGCCTCTATAGTTAGAATAAGTGGTGATGTGAAAGCTGTCGAAGCATCGTCTAATATGCAAGCTGTGCAACTAGGCAAGATCGAAGAGAACATAAAGGGAATTAAAGAGTCCCTTGAAAGGATGCTTGAGGTCATGGAGAAAGACTAATGCTAGACCCCATAACGGCTATATCAGCCTGTACTGCTGCATTTACAATGACTAAGAAATTGGTACAACATGGCAGAGAGATAGAGGACGTTATGGGGCAGCTAGGGGAGTGGTTTGGAGCCGCCTCTGATCTTGCTAAAGCTGAACAACAAAGAAAGAACCCTTCTACTGTACAGAAGCTAACTGCTGGCGATAGTATAGAAAAAGAAGCCTTCGAGATAATAGTACACAAGAAGAAACTAGAGGCTCAACAGAAGGAGTTAATGTTTCTATTGAACATGCGATTTGGTCCTAATACTTGGGAAGAGATGATTAAGTTAAGAAGGCAAATTCGCAAGGAAAGAGAAGATACTGTCTACAGGGCTATGGAAGCTAAGAAAGAGATGATTAATAACTTAGGCATGTTTGCCTTGTCTGTAGGTATATTGCTTGTTGTCTTTGGTGGTGTATATTTAATTGGTGTAGGTACTGGTACGTGGTAAAAATATTATTGCTGGCCCTCTTAATTTTCACTGTAGGGGGAGTACAGGCTAAAGAACCTAAGATGGTTACTTGTCACTTGTGGAAGTATATTTCCATTATGGGGGTACAGCAGTGTTGGTATCGTGGTCCTAATGGTTCCTCGGCTACATATTTCCCTACACCCTTAATACCCAAGTATGAATACGGATCGGCTTTTAGACAATGCCCTAAGAGTTTTGAGTGTGTCTATCAGTTTAAGAAACGCAGACCATCAGCTAAAGAAATACTGGATGGATTAAAGGAGGATTTTGAATGACTGTAGCAATGGAAAGAGTACTTGCTTGGAAGATACTTCCTAGGATTATGATGTTAGTTATGACCTACATGTATATGGAAGTGTTGTTTTGGTTTATGAATTTACCACCTGATGCCATGACTTCACAGGCCACAGCACTAACTGCAACTGTAACAGGCGCAATCACGGGAGCATTTTCCGTATGGTTGTCACATGAGAAGTGATAGCCCTATACACAAAGAAGTAAACAGGTTTATGTGGATTGTTAAGGGACAACTAGCCCCAGATGGGTACAGTGAACAAGACTACATAGATGTACACGACAGCTACTTTAAAAGGCTCTGGGGCAACCATGAGAACTGTGTCCACGAAGAGGGCTTTGAAGAGGCATACAAGGAGAAGTATCAATGATAGGAGCGATAATTAGCAGTCTGTCAGGCTTGGCTACCAGCATTATAGACGGTAAGACACAGATCAAGCTAACCGAGGCTGAGATTAAGAAGAAGCAGCTTACTGGTGAGATTGACTGGGATATAGAAGCTATGAAGGGTACTCAGAACTCATGGAAAGATGAGTGGATTACCCTGTTGTTCAGTATCCCACTAATACTTGCCTTCTGTGGAGATTGGGGCAACGATATTGTAGCTCGTGGCTTTGCTGCACTTGAGGTTATGCCCCAGTGGTATCAGATAGCCTTGGGGGGTATCGTTAGTGCCAGTATAGGTATGAGGTCTGTGAGTAAGTTCTTTGGCAAGAAGTAGACATGTATGTATTTTTACTGCTACTATATATAGGTACAGGAGAGAGTAGAGAGTTAGTAGATGCCACCTTAACCTTTACTTTATTAGATGATTGTAACCGTCATGCTGCTGCACTTGTCAAAAGGTATAGCACTCACGGTATAACTCCTCAAGATAGGGCAATCGCCTACTGCGTACCAAAGTTATACAAATAAGTAAGCCCCTGCGTCCACTCAAGGATACAGGGGCTTTTTTTATGATTTGTTGTGTTCTTCTTCTAGGTGCCTAAACAGAGCATACATAGGAACCTTCATCTTAAAGTCTATTTCCTTCTGTAGCCTGTCCACTTTTCCCGTTAACCACAGTATCAACAGTGTCTGTACGACCAACACTATAGACGATAGATCAGGTATCTCCATGTTCTTCTACCACCTTGATTAACCTAGACCCATACCACTCAGCTTTCTTTAGGTCTTCTATACCATTCTTATATCGCCACCTATGCAGGTACTTAGCTATATTCCCACGTAGGTATCCTATATACTCTTCCTTGGTTAAGAAGTCTTCTATATAGTCGATACACTCTATGACACCAGTACCGTAGTGAGGTGGACTGTTGACCATATCAGTTACGTTACTTGTTTCTTTCCACTTAGCCATTATCACCTCTTATAAGTTTAGCCTGTTCTCTTATCTGGTGTTGTTGTCGCTCTAATTCAAGGTACTGTTTGTCTAAATCAGATAACTTTTCTGGTTTAGGGTTAAGATCAACAACATCCCCCATTACAAGTCCCCCTTGTCTTTCATATTAAATGGCAGACCTACGCATTGACTTAAGAATCTTGCTTCAGGAACAGGCTTAGTCTCAAGTAAGTGCTGCATGTTAAGTTCCCTCACGGCTTGACACTTTTCCTCCGTAGTAAAAGTCATGTTAGGTGCGCGTACAGAGAAGGCTGGTTCCCCGTCTTTCATCAACATAAGTACTACCATATATACATAGATCATTTTAGTTCTCCATTTAAGTATTATCCAATATCTACCATCTCACATACATCCCCAGTACATGCCATTGTCTGCATACCTGATGTGTTGTCTTCCTTTTCATAATCAGCTAGTTTATCCCAATCAATGTTGTTAGGCATCTGATCAAGTAGTATATGATAGTCTGTAGCTACACACTCCTGATAAGGTGCCTGTTGATATGTATGCTCATTAAAAGGCAAGAACGACACACCTGACATTTCATCAAAGTGCTTATACACAAAGGCACCTACTTCAAACCATTCATCAGCCTTCACGTTAATAGTTACACTAGGCTTATGCTCACACCAGTGACGTTGATACATCAGCCACATCTCTAACTGTTCTAGCGCAGTCATGTCAGCAGTATGTACAGCACCCATAGGAGACTGCATAGGAAAGCTAAACACTGTCGTAGCATCAGGCTTCATTACGTCAGGCTCATTAGGGATACCCTGATCAATCATGAACTGTGTCAATGGGTCTTTATTATCTCCACGCACAGTACGGATATAATAGGGAGAGTGACGAGCATGAATGCCAGAAGATGAGTCAACCAGTTGGGAAACAGTTCCACTGGGCTTGACACAAGTAATAGCAGTGCTATGAGGGATACCAAGACGGTCAGCCCACTCAGCGTTAGTAGAAATAGCCACATCCCTTAAATGCTCCAATGTTTTTGACAGGCCCTCATTAGCCAATGTCATTAGCTTGTTGTCCATTATCCCCGTGAGTGACACACCGAGCAACCTCTCGGCTTCGGTATTTGTTCCCCACATCTTTCGCAGATATGGAAAGTGGGTGTAGGTGGACTGTATAGTCCCAAGTATAGTTGCAAGGCGGACTTTTCTTGTAAGGTCTTCGATACTGTCATTAGCACGTATGACAACTTCCGTAAGATTACAGAACTGATTCGGCCTAAGTATGATTTCCGAGCATGGATTTGTTCCGAACTCATAGTCAGACTCTCTACGGCCATTTTTTGCTGCTTGTCTAACTGACGCTTCTCTGTTGAATACTCCTCGTTCTCCACTACCACTCTCCATTAATGCTGTCCACTCACGCATGAAAGACATACTATCAGGTTTCTCTGTATAAGCTACAGAATTATTAGCTAAGGCTCTGTGTCCTGCGTTCTCCCACCAGTTACCTGACTTAGCATGGCGCATACGATCATCTGATAGGTTGCTTAAAGAGATCATAGCAGAGCGTCTAACGCCCCCTACAACAACAACTTCACCGATCTTACACATTAGGTCATGACACTCAATACTGGACAATCTACGCCCCTGTGCTGCTTTGAATGTAGTAACAGCAAAGTTAAACAAGTCAACCAAAGGAGCAGGACCACTAGCACGACCACCAAACGTCTTAAGTCTAGCACCCGCTGGACGTACTTTAGATACATCCCACTTAGGAATCTCACCAGCCCACAGGAGAGCCAGAACTTGTCTGAGACCTTTAGCCCAACCTTCCTTACTATCCTTGATAACAACAGTCGTGTCACTATCAAAGAGGGAGGGAACCTCTGGCAACTTAGTAATGAACTGACGCTCAACACTGAACCCGACACCAGTACCACAGAGCAGGATGAACATAGCCTCATCGAAGGACTTAGGATCATCTACGGGTAGATAGCTACAGTTATACATACAAGTGTTGTCACGGGCTGAACTTTTACCAGCAGTCATCAGTGACCTCATACTAGGCATAACCTCAAGGCTAAGGATAGCGTCACAGATTTCTTTTTCTATGGTAGGTGTTAACCAAGGAGATACGATATTAGTCATGTAACGACCAACTGTCTCCCCCCATGTCTCACGGCGTCCTTCTTCTTCTAACCAACGTGCGTAGCGGCTAGTAGCAATGAAGGTCTGATAGTCTGTGGGTAGGTAGTTACTCTTCATCGATTGTCTCCGCTTCCTTTAATAGTGCCTCTAGCTTCACGGCTATTTAATTTAGTCATGTTTTCTAGTATAACAACACCTAAGTTAGCGTTGTAGTAGTTAGCTAAAGCTGTAGCATAATACACCACATCACCTAACTCTTTTATAATATCGTTAGGCGTAACCTCAGTGTTATCTCTTAGGCTTTTTTGTATTTTTCCTGCGACTTCCCCTGCCTCTGCACAAATCCCATACACATTTTCGTGGAGTCTATCTGTTGGGTCAGAAACGATCTTCTTCTCTACCCAATCACTATATTCTCGGAACGCTTCCATACTTTTGTTACTCATAATCATTGTATCATTCTCCCATAAAACTGCGTCTGTTCTTCATTACTAAAGTCGAAGAGATACCAAGCACAATTATCCTTACCTTGGCTCTTACTTCCCTCAATCCACTTAACCCTTCCTACACTCACCACCGTCTTACAGTATGTCATAAAGGTAGCTGACTGCTTAGTGTGCATCCAATCCGCATCAAACAACAACCAAGTAGGACATATACCTAAGAAGTTGTCTATCAACGGGTGTAGTATCTTCCTGTCCCAAGGTGGGTTAGTAATAGCAAAGAAGTCCTTGCTAAAACTACCTGAGACACTTTCTATAGTTAGCGCATCCATCTTCTGTACATAGTCATGTCTTGGTTCTATGTCGTAGGCACCTATGCACTCCCCTAGCCCACTGGTTAACTGACTTATGTGCGATATAAGCCTACCATCACCTGCACATGGCTCCAAGTAGTCAAAGGAGTATGGCAGGTGAGGTATCAGAGGCTCTACAGCCTGTATTGGGGTAGGATAGTAGTCCCTTGGTACTCTCTTGAAGTCAGAACGCTTCCCCATTACCGTATAACTCCTTTAACCGTTGAAGTGATATAAACTCAGGCTCGTACATGCCACCAGAAATGTTCCTCTTAATGACAACACCCTTCCACCAATCGTTGTTAGCTTGCCCAGCCCAAGACTCTGCTGCACCCTTATAACAGCCCACTACAAGCCCCATGATACCGTTAGGGTGCGCTCCATCCCTAAACTTAAGGTCTCGCTTGTGGCTATGCCCACACGTACTGCTGTGGTTCCTGTTAGCCATTAGTGCATTGGCATGATGTAGCCCTGACATAGCAGTGCCATAGTTACCAGAACTGAAGAAGTGAGCATATGATATTCCATCGTAATCCCTTATAGCTGGTGCAGAGTTCTCGTACTCATGGTATTCATCAAACCAGTGGTCAGTCTGTAGGTGGCTGTATGAAATGCCGTACTTGTCTCCTTCTAGTCGTGGGTCATGTGCTATAGCCCGTTTGATGCGATGTTCATGGTTGCCCTCAAACCCAAACCATTGTGGCACCTTATACTTACGGTTACTGGGCTTACGTCTTAGGCGGTCCATAGCTTCATTATAGTGGTCAATATCTGCCTCGTAACTCTGAGCGCACATAGCTTGTGGGTAGCGTGTGTCAAAGCTATTCAGTGAACGCATATCTGCACCATCACCTAAGTCAATGATGTAGTGTGGGTTAACCTCATAGATAAGTTCCCCTAACCAATCAAACCTCTCATTTCCTACTGATGGGTCCACATGAGCGCAAGAGAACACAATAGCTGTTTTACCCGTCATACTTCACCGCCATTCCAGTACGAAATTCTATTAAGATAGGATCAATAGAACTTTCAAAGTGTTTCTTGAAATTATACGCATTAGTGAATGTAGAGAATGGAACTTCCTCGTCAAACATAGCATCATCTGGGTCTTCTGGGTCACAATCTTCTACCCAGCATAACAACCACCACATACCATCCTCTTCGTCTTGGTAAGGTCCATCCTTTACTTTGTGTACCTTAAAGGTAGCTACGTTTTCAACAACCATTCGTCGGGTATCCTTTTATCTGCATATAAGAACCCGTGCTTGTCACACCAATCCCCATAAGTACTCTTTGCACCTTTGTTTAACTTAGCCCTAGAGTTAGAGAAGACAAACCTAATATCAAGGAACGGGTGTTGGTCCTTAATCTTAAGATGCTTCTTACGATCCGCTGCAACGAACCTGCCCTTGCTCTCAATGATAATACCGTTGGGTAACTTAAAGTCAGGGGTGTAGGTCTTATATTCTAAGAGTTGCCATCTTACCTTTAGCTTCTCATACTCAAAGTCTACACCCCGTTCAGTCAAGTCTTTAGATATATCCTCTTCCAAGCCAGAGCGGTATCCGTTCTTTATTGCGTGTCTCCGTCTCTCACTGTTGGAGGCTCCCATAACTCTTCCTCTCTTCTCCTTAGCCATAACAACCTAGCATTTTCTACTACACGGTCATAGTCACCATCATAAGCCTCTAAGCAAGCGTACCACAGTTCTTCTTCTGTTGTACAATCCTTAAGTAACTTACCAGCTTTAACAGGGCCAACACCTTTGATCCCTTTTATGTTGTCGGCTGCATCACCAGTTAGTATCTGAGTATAAAAGAACTTAGAGCCGCCCCACTCATCTACTTGTGACCATTCATCCCTACCAAAGTTATAATGCCAGCAAGGTATCTGTAGCATGTCCTTATCAATAGAAGCTACGACAGTATTAGGTCCATACTTAGTTGCAGCCTTAGCTATAAGATCATCAGCTTCCTCTCCGTAGCTTATAGTTGCTTTGTACTTGGACACTAGATAATCCCTCGAATGTTGTAGATGCTCAGGCTTTTCTGACTTACTCCTATTCCCCTTGTAGGGGTACGACTTAGCTATTTCAAACCTAAAGTTATCAGTCCCAGTTAAGAACGTATGAAACCTGTCAGGTACAGGGAAGGACATAGTATTGGAAGCTATAAAGTTCATAACCTCGTCTATCTTGTCCTCTGCATCTGCACTGGTCTTACCCTCTGAGGCAAACCCAGCCCTGTACGCAACAATGTCACCATCAACTAAGACATGTTTAGGCTCAAACGTCGGACCAGACAATAGACTCATCCTCTTTCTCTAGGGCCACTGCCTTAACGTAAGTCCAACCCCCTGCCACTGTAGCCTCACTGTAGAAGTATGCAAGATTTTCAAGAGTGTCTACATTGTGACGCTCAATAGTAGTCTTACTTTCGTAACCATCTACCTCTTCCGAGGTTTCAAAGATGATGGTGGCTTTAGTCATTAGAAAGCACTCCCGTCTGCTTCGTAGGGTACATGATCTACTACCTTAATTGCTTCTAAGGTAGTCAGCTTACCGTCCCAGACATCTAGCTTTGCTACAACCTTACTACCGTTACCAATAAGACCATCAGACTCAAAGTCCCAATCAACTAGAACACCGTCAGCGTCTTCTTTAATGACACGGGGTGGTCCCATTACTACGCCCATTTCCCCTGTGTTCTGATCCTTGAACTTAGGGTTAAAGTGTCCTCGTCGTGCTGAGAAGTATTCAACACCTTCCTGATCCTCCTTGAACAACTGTGCTTGCATACCCTTGTTAGGTACACCATCAGATACCATCTTTTCCTTAGTATCCTTATCAAGAATTAGTTGTACAGTATATCTTCCCTGTACTTCGTCAATCTTGTTTCGTGCGTCAGAACCTTCCTGCATGTTCTTACCCATGTCTCGGTCTTCTTCACGCAACTTAGCCCAATTAACTGGACACTCAACGTAAACTTTCTTTCCCATGTCGGGTTCCTTTCCTTATGCGGGTACTTATATATAGCACCATTTTTTCACAGAAAAAACACTTTCTGTAAAATAAATTTAGTGGATGTCAGCATAACTGTTACCGAACTGAGCATCAATACCTAAAGATACATTTAGTTGCAACTCATCGTTCAACCGCTCTATACTACCTTCCATACTAATCTTCTCTTGCGTCTCCTTTCCCTCTTTTACCAAAGTGATAATTTCGTCGTGAAACTGTCCTATCGTTTTGACACCATCTTTACGACAATGCTTAACCCAAGTGTCAAAGCAGTAGACGCCTGTGCCTTGATTAAGTGTACTGAAGCGGTCCTTATCACTGCGTAGGCTGTACCAGAAACCACTGACAGGGTTCTTTAGCCACATACCCCCTAGCCCCTGTGGTTCTCGTACACGTACACCCTTTGCCACGGCCTCTACGGACCAGTTACGATCCCAGAAGGCAGCGAGTAGTTTCTTAGCCTCTGACTTCTTCATACCTGTAGTACGAGATAGAGTAGCCTCTTTGACGCCATATGTGGCACTGTAGTTGACTACCTTATAGTTCTTACGCAATGCTTTTAAACTGCGTTCTCCTGTGTTGTGCTTGTCTATGTCATCTTGGCTGATGACACCAGCATGTTTAGCTAGGTCAAGGTGTGGGTCAAATCCCGGTTTTGACATTTCTGCTACATACTCAGGGTCTAGTGGCTGCATGTAATGACGCTTGGTTGTATCCTCTAGGCTAGTCATATCCGCACCACACAACACGTAACCTTCTGGGGCAATCAGGCATCCTCGTATATCAGCACCATAGGGCTTTTCCACTGAGGGGAGATTAACCAAAGGTTTAGCGTGTTTAAACCGCATCGTGTTGGTCATGCCAGCCACACCAGCTTCTAGGTATCCATCTACCTCACACTCTAGGAACGCCTTGAGTATCCCGATTCTGTGAGTAAGAACAGAAAGACCATCCAGAATAGAAACAGCAGGATCGTTAACAGCCAGCTTCTTAACTGACGGGCATAGTTCCCCATCTTTCCTGACTTGCTCAATCTGTCGTTCATCACCATTGCTCTCTCTTACAAACTTAAATGTTCTAGGTTGCCACCCAATACTAAACAGCCAATCTTTGATCTGGGACACTGAGTTAGGATTACCTCTCTCTTCTCCTGTCTGTACAACAAAACCCTGTACCGTCTCAGGCTGCTTGTACTGCTTTCTCAGAGCCTCAAAGTTCTCCCCGTGACTGCTTAGGCTACCATCCTTACGATACATCACCTTGGGTCTATTCTGCACCTTAGTAAGCACATGACGGGGCATAGCATTAGCTAGTTGTTCTACCTTATCCTCTTTCATACCCTGCCATTCAGCAAGGTGCATACTAGCTTTAGCTACATCTAATTTCCACCGTAGGGCCTCCTGCTCCCTAGCACAGTCTAACTTGAATGTGATGTAGTCGATAAGTCTCCACGCTTCACTGTTCATATAGCTTCTCCAATTTCCGCTTTAGGTCACGCCAGAGGCGCACATTGATCTTTACATCTTCTTCACATCGATGAGCATATTCTTCTTTAGAAAGTCCTTCCCAATCATCTACCTTGGGCTTAGGTACGCCATACTCTTCTCCATACAATGCTAGACCATGCTTTGCTCTGTTGTGATGTAAGTACCAGCTTAACCCCAGTGTATCTACTAGCTTGGCATTGACCTTTATACCTAGCACCTTTTCCACTGCGGGTATATCAAAACGTACAATGTTATGCCCAGCTAAGGCTAACGTATGATCTAGACTGTACTCCAAGAAGAAGTCACGCATTTCATCGTAATCAAAGATAGACCGAGGTTCATCCATAGCTGCTGTTTGATAAGACAACACATGTATCTTGGTCAGCTTATCTAACAGTCCATCTGTCTCTATGTCGAATACTGTCTCTGCATCAGGTGTCATATTACCCCCTTTAACCCCTTTACTACTGAATCTGGTATTATGTAAGACTTGTCAAGATACTTCAAATCAATAACTACTCTCCCATCAATAAAGACAACTATAGTACACTCCTTATTGATATTACCTTTATAAATAACTTCCATAGCTGGTACTCCTCCATTACTGATACAAGTAGAGATTATAACTGTTAATCATCATCGTATAGCCCCATTTCTTCGTTTGTCTTTGCGAACTGTCGTTCTAGTGGTGTTAATTCTTCTTCAACAAACTTGTCGTATGCTCTTGCAGCCTCTTCTGGAGTTTCAAAGTATCCAGTTCTGATTTCTTTACCATCTCTTTTTAATCGGGCACGGTACTTATTTTTGATCAGACACACACCTTTAAACTTACAACGCCCGTAACTTAATTTGTTTCTCTGGTTAAGGCTATTTGTTGCAGGTCTTAAGTTTTCTACCCTGTTGTTAAGTTTGTCCCCGTCTATATGATCTAAGAAGTCAGGAACATAACCGTAGTGAAGAAACCAAACAACTCTGTGATTACGATAGTAAAAACCTCTCCCCCCAAAACTCCTATTGAAACACATATACCCATTCATATTAAGGTAGCCTAAAAACCACGTAGTTTTAGGTCCACGGAAACGAGGGGTAGTCCAGAAAAGATGTCCCGTTTCAGTATCATAACTTATGTTATCTTTCATCCACTGTTTTTCTTCTTCCGACCACCCTCTTGCTTTAGGCATTATTAGTACTCCTGCTTTAGTGTGAACGTATCACTGTTAAACTTCATTCTGCCAGCCCGTCCCTCTTCACTGCAAGGGCGGTTTTTTTGTACCGTGATGTATGTTGTGTTTCTCTCGTCAAGGTCTTCCGCTTCTTTGTCCCTAGACAGATCAATGATAACACTGGCACGTTGTCCTATCATCTTACAGTACTTAGGGTCTCCATCTTCATTAGTGTGAGCGATAGTCACAATGCCCACATTTAGCTCCGCTGATAGCTTAGAGAGCCTTACAGATAGATCAGCTAGTAACTCTTCCTTAGACGCCTCTGATCGTCCAGCCACAACGTCTTGGATAGGTTCAAAGAATACATACTTACATCCACATGCCTGACTGAAGAAGCGTATCTGATCACATAGTTCATCAGTGCCTTGACCATCACCTAAGTAGAACTGATAAAAGTTCTCGTCCCTAGTGATACTCTTAATAGCTTCTATAACATCCTCATGCCTACCCTTGTCATCAATTAAGTCACGCCTAGTTAAGTTATCCTGTAACTCATACGACACAAGACCAAGTAGTGACCTTAGCTTAGTCTCTTCTAGGTGCCATGCAGCAATAGGAACTTTACGCTGTAGCATGTTGTATTCCAAGTAACGCATCACTTCAGTCTTACCTATGCCAGTAGGTGCCTTAATCACTGTGAAGTGACCCTGCATAAGCCCCATGATCTTATCATCTAAGTCAGTGATACCTGTAGGAACGTATACATGATCTGGTGTATCCCGATATAACGACAAGAACTGATCGGCAGTGTTTAAGATATTCTCAGGCGTGTACTTAGCAGCGTTCCACCATGCACTCTTGAACTCAGCATGTGCATTGTCCTGTAGGAACTCATTAGCATCCTTATACTTGTCGTGTGGTACTCGGTATACCTTGTTAGGAAATAACTTAGCCACACGATCAGCTAAGGCATTACCAGTATCATCATTGTCTACTGACAACACAATCTTCTGGAAACTATCTAGCCATTCCTTGCAGTTCTCCCACAGCTTCTTAGATGGGCTACCTGATGGTAATGATACAACAGGATTAATGTACTGACTCTTCATCATCTGTGCCACTGATAAGGCGTCTAGTTCCCCCTCAGTAATAGTTACAGTCTTAGAACAACCAGCAGTGAACATATTCATGCCAAATAGTTCATCCCCCTTAAACCCGTCCTTAGTGTAGAAACCTTTCTCGTGTAGGGTACGGACCTTAATTCCCCCGCTGGGGTATATGTACTCTTGTCGACCATCATATGTCTTAACATTGAAGTCCTCCATAGTACGAGCATTAATCCCTCGGAGGGGTGTATAACTACCATTACCAGCAGTCTCTATCCTCTTAGGTGTAAACGACATTATATTTTCCTTTTCCGCTAGTGGGTACTTATCCTTAGCCCACTCAAATGTCTCACCAGTTTTACTTGGGTACGACTTAAGACAAGAGTGACAACGACCAAACCCATCCGTGTTGTAACTAAAAGCATCAGACGATCCACAATCAACATATGGACATGGTTGATGTACTCTTTCTTTATTCATATTATTATTTCCTTTTCCTAAGTAAGACCCCTGTACTTACCTGTAGCACCATTTTCTGGAATAACCGCCAGCTAACCACTTATATTAAGGCTGTCTGTGACTTTTATGATACACCTTTCTAACCTACGCCTTATATCTGTGTCGTTAGTACCCCATATAGTTGCTAAATCAGAGATTGTTTTCTCTCTAAGGTACCTACCAGATAATAAATCCCACTCTTCCTCAGAAAGCACATCTCTAGCAGCCCTAATCACGCTTAACAAGTCCTGTTTCTTCTCATATATTACAGCAGGATCAGAATCTTCGTCAACTATATCAACACTTTCTAGTGGAGTATTGGTTGAATTGATAGCCTGTTGCAATTTTGCCACACCCTCTCGGCTCATCGTTGAGTTGTCTTCTGTGTCCCTAGCTAAAGACCTCGTAGCAGTAGTTACAGGAACCGTTACAGGCAGGTTCTTAAGGTTCATGTAATCGTGCATAGCCCTGTTAGCCATACGTCTTAGGTTAGCCCCATGCGTGTTACCCTGATCCACTTGCTCTAAGCACTCCAAAATTCCCTCGGACACCAGATCATCGAAGTGACTAGGTGAATTATACTTGTGAGCCAGTGTACGACACATCTTCATCATTTCCTCAGTATTCATGTTTTAAAGCCTCCCAGCTTACAGGAAAGTAACGCAACATAATCCCCGACACCTCATTTCCCACGATACGGGTCTCTAGTTGAGTGTCAGGTTTACACCTTAGATTGCACATCTTTGCCCAAGCCCCCAGTGTACCTGACCAATACCATTCAGTCATCATGTTCTGAGGCAGTATCATCCTTGCTTGTTCTGGGGCTATACCTTGGGACAACATCTTCTTGTAGTCACCTAGTGCCTTCTCTGCCACCTCCTTTACATAGATATTAGGGAAGTACTGGGACTGACTTTTTCCACCACTACCCTGCTTCTTATCCTTACTCTTGTCTCTCCAATGGTCAGGCTCATAGAACTCAGGTTCATCATCTACATACCTACGGCTCACCTCGTTCCAAGGCATGTACTCATGTTTCTGTAGTTGTCGCGCTACAAAAATAGGTGCCTTGACATGTACCGTCAGAAAGGTGTGGTTAAATGGTGATGTATGCTTATGCTTGGCTAAGTACTTGATTAGTTTAGCATCCTTGTCTTTTAGTTTAGGGGGACCCCACTGATCACTCGTATCCATTTCACTAGTCTTACCAAATGACACCCTAGCTGCATTTACTACAGACAGGTCACTGCCCATGTGATCTATGTATGTTACTTCAATCATCCTACTCTCCCAACATATTTTGCTATGTGATGTACGAATGGCAACAAGCTAATAGCCATCAGTAAGTTCATTCCTGTGTGTACCATTGCAATACGCAAGGTATCACCTCTTGGCATACCATCAGACACTAGCAGTCCTGCCAACCAGATAGTCCCTGTAGTCCCTATATTGGCTCCTAAGACACAAGCTATTGCCGCTGGTAGGGGTACTGCCCCAGAAGCAACTAAGGCAATTATAGCTGTAGTACTCAAGCTACTTGATTGCCACGCTAGGGTCATGATGATCCCACCAAAGAACATATAAATAGGGTTAGCTACAAACCAGCTTAGGTGGTCCATATTACCCATGCTTTTCATGCCACCTGAGAACATCTTTAGCCCCATATAGAATACGACAAGACCAATGGCTGTGTATACATAGTTGTTCACGGTGCTGTACCTTTCCATAATTTAACTTGTGCATCTAACTTGTGGTTCTCCTCTAATAGCTTCTTAGCTTTTCTCTCCCAGTAGTCAGCCTCACGCTTTAGGATTTCATAGTTTTCACGCAGTTTTTCATTCTCTTTCTGCACTCTCTTTAACTTAGTCATTAACTCTCCGTATTCATCACTCATATTATCCACCTAAGTCCGTTATGTGATTTTGACATATGACCCTTTGCGCTGAGTTCAATGCCCTTTTCTTCTGTAGAATCTTAAGTCTCTGCTTACACTCCTTGAGGTCTTGTTCCAGTGTATCTATGTCATCATTGATAGTGTTACTCCTGATCTGTAGGGTGGCCTTTTGCACATTCCAATATTCTATCTCTTGCTCTATTGATCCCATCAATAATCCTCCACCATTGTATAGAACATATGATCTCCTAGCTTACCATCATAGTCATAGAACTGCGCCCAGTATGGCATAATAGCCGTTGTGTGATAGTGAGTCGAAGTGATGCCTAGCCCATGCCCACGAAGTACCTCAGAGGCTACCAGAATGGCTCTTATAACAGCCTCCTGCTCTGGCTCTTTAAGGAAGTCATCTGATTTTCCATCGTGGGTATAGGAGAACTGTTTATTCTGATTAATTACCTCACAGGCATCATCAGGATACCTATCACTCTGCACTCTATTCATTATCACCTCCGCTACAGCCAACTGTCCGTCAACTGGCTGGTTTCTGGCCTCGTAGTATATCGCCGCTGATAGGCATAAAATGATTAGCATAGAAGTCCTTTCCCCCGTTCTTCTCTTTACGGGTGTTCACATTCTTCTTCTTGTTAGGTATAACCTGCTTCCTAAACTTGGGGTCCTTTAATTCCCTCGCTACGGGGTTAATCTTATACACCTTGTCAGTGCGCCTACTTAGTGGTTTTTTTGGTCCTTCGTTAATCATACGATTTCATCTCCCAATCCAAACACATGCCGACCTCCAGCTTTAAAGGCTAGTACACGGTCCATCTTGAAGCATTTGTATCCCTCGGATGTTTTTAGTGTAACATAGCCGTGAGCCTTAAGTGCAGCAGCAGCAATCTTGCCACGCTCATTTCCCTTGAGGCCCTTAATGACGTTCATACGACCATTATATACACGAACTTCGTCATCCTTGGTCAAAAACTTTACAGTGATGAACTGGTTCTGATTTTCGCTGAGTACGTTAGTAACCATGTTTTCTGGTAGTGCCATTTTATCTCTCCTTGTTAACTGTGATTCTGTATGAAATGATTCGGTGTCAGTGTCAAGAATATTCCTCCAGCACTTCGCCTCACTCATGTGTCGTACCCCCAACGTGGGTTGTCTGGGATGTCGGTGATCTCGATGTTGGAATGCTCTACCACATCGTCCCAGCAATCCTCGATAGGCATGTGATCGACCATCATCTGACACAGTATGTCACTCTCGATGTTGTCGATCATCCACTGGGCAAAGTCGCGGCCCTCGAAGTTGAAGGTCGCTTCTTTCAACGCCTCGTACGTGATCTCTTCTCCAGTGAAGCTCATGTGTCTATCTCCCACATATCATCGTCCCTGATCCAGATAGGCTCTTTATCAATTTCCACTGCGGGGGTCTTGTGATCAAGTACGCCTAACATACGCAGTTCTTTCTCTAGTTCTTCAGTCATGCTTTATTCTCCTTGATCCATCTTTCTAGCTTCACTTTGCTGCCTATCACATTCTCAAAGGCTTCGTCAAGAGTATTATCAGAATACCAGCCTGTCTCATGTAATGCTTGCTCTGCCTTGTATATTGCGTCTAAGGCTTCTTTCACATGTACCATTGCTTCACCCACAGTCATCATCATCACTCTCCAATTGTCCAGTTCCTAAGCACCACTCACATACACTATACTCAGCATATGGCTCGTAGGTGTCACCATATCTCTCCCAGCGTTCGTATTCTACCATACCCTCGCCGTGACATTCTTGACACTCTTCCATATTATACCTCCTTATATTTAACGGGTGAGCCTACCCAAGACTTTATGCTCATCCAATCGAACTTGTAATTGTCAGAGATGTGGTCAAAAACAGCCCAGTATTCAGCACAATCCCTTGATGTTTCGCCCCATACCCACTTGCAGGGAATACCTGAGAGTCTGAAACTGTGTACCTCACCAGATGCAAACATCATCTCTACATCTACCGATACTTCTATATTTGTGTGCGACATAATCATTCTCTCCACTGTATGATTCGTTTGGCTTGCCATCTTGATACATATTTCCACCGTGGGGGTCAAGCATAAACTTATTCCTTATTTCCACTGTACCCCCCTAATTCCCTCGGTAGGGTCATTTTCCACTGCGGGGGTGTCATTCCTTATTTCCACTGTGGGGGGGGGAACGGCGTTCCTGATTCGTTCTGTTTTCATGATTCGTTCCTGATTCGTTCTGTTTTCATGATTCGTTCCTGATTCGCTGACCAATGGACTGATTCGCTGACCAATGGACTGATTCGTTGAACAAGAGTCAGATTATTGAACAAGAGTCAGTTTATTGAACAAGAGTCAGATTATTGAACAAGAGTCAGATTATTGAACAAGAGTCAGATTATTGAACAAGAGTCA